TTGAACTTGAACATGGCCTCGAACAGCGCCGCATACGCCGCGTCTTTCATCACGCGCTTGCTTTCCAGTCTGCCAGCACTCTGCGCCGCCGCGAACTCCTTTGCCTTGCCGCTGGTGGCCGTGCGGTCTGTCCGCCCCTGAAAGCTGTCCGTGATGCCGATGATCTGGCGTGCCTCTTCGTATACCTGCGACAGGTACACCATGTCCTGCTCCACGTTGCCCTGCAGGTCGTATACGTCGATCAGCGCTTTGGTGGCCGCATTGCCCGGTCGGATGACCTTCATGTCCTCCGCGTCCACGCGGATGCTGGCCTCGTCCGGCAGCGTGATGTAACTGCCCGATTTCAGCAGCTTGTCGATGATCTTGCTCTCGATGCGGTTGGTGGTGTTCTGCTGGTCAGCGATCTTGTCAATATCGCTGTCTCCCAAGAACCTGCCGTACACGCTCACGTTCTTCTGCAGGATGACCGGGAAGATGTCTGGCTTGTAGAACGGCACCTTCGTCGGCTCCTCGATGATCTCCACCACCGGCAGCCCCAGCTCGTCCGTCTCCGTGTCGGATGCCGCCTCTCGGCGCACCATGCCGCCGATGGTGCTGCCGTCGCTTCTGGTGACGGCCACAGGGATTTCCTCGAACTCTTCCTCGGTCTCCTCCCACTTGCTTCCGCCGCAGTACGGGCATTTTTTCCGCCCGCCCCGCAGCGGCAGCGGCCTCGTCTCTCTTGCAAGCGCATCCGCCGCCGCGTCAAAGTCCACCTCCGCCGCCGTGCTCATGCCGTTCGGCAGCAGGATGTCCGGCGCGTCCATCTCCGGCTCCGTCAGCAGCGGCTCCACCGCGCCGCACTTCACGCACCTGCGCAGCCGCCTCGCCTGATAGTCTTCAAGGTCTTCCAGCTGCGTGTCGTTCACCCAGCTGTAAAGACCGATGCCTCCCTTGTCGTTGCGGTAGTATGCGATGTACTGCGTCACAAGGTCGTTCGCCGTGGTGTCCCCACCGGTGCCCTTGATGTCCGGCTCTTCCTCGCTCTCGTCTGATACGTCCACATCGTAGCGCCTGCGGATGTATTCCTTCGTCTGCGGGATTTTGAGGATGATGTAGTCCATGTCCTCGATGCCGGTGTACACGCCGTCCTGCGGGATGATCTGCTTCGGGTGAAGCGTGGATACCGCCAGCTCCCCAATGGTGAAGTGCGTCCGCTGCGTGTTGTCCCACTCCACCAGAAACGCCGCGCCGCCCTGAATGGGCACCGTCCGCTCCATGATGTCGTTGAGCTGTTCAAACGGCATTCTGTCAAGCTCGTTGCGCAGCATGTCCTCGATGAGCTTTGCTTTCATCTCGTCCTGCTTGCGTCTGGCCGTCACCTTCGGCTGCGGAATGTTGCTGTCTGTCTGCGCCTCGATGATCTCCGCGCAGATATTGCGCACATGCACGGCCTTCGTCTTCCGCTCGCCCTGCACGATAGGCCGCATCTCGTTCGTCCCGGCATACAGCGCCTCCCGCTCGTCCATGCGGCTGGTCTCGCCGTCGTATGCCGCTTCGTTGGTCTTCAGCCTGTCCTGCCAAAGCCGCAGCTTGTTCTTGTCCTGTTTCTTCATAGCGTCCTCCTGTTATCGCTGCGGATTGCCCCAGCGTTTACGCAGCATCTCCCGCTCCGTCGGTGATGCGTTCTCATAGTCCTCCCACATGGATGCCGTCCATAGCCGCGCCACCGTTTCCTTCTGTGCGATGTAGCTCTGCTGCGGCCTGATGTAGTGTGCGATGGCAAGGCTCAGCACGCAGTCATCGTGTGCTCCCAGCTCCGCCTCCGGCTTCAGCGTCTCCGGATTGCGCACGAATGTCAGCATCTCCTGCAGCGTTGTCTCGTCGTTTACGATGGTGATGTCATCGCGCACCGCCTTGATAAGCTCCGCAAGGATGACCGGCCTCGTCTTCGTGTTGGTGAGAAAGCCAAAGCTCTGCTTGATCTTGTGCGTGTAATCGTCGATGCTCTCCCGGATGTACTGCTTCGGATACCGCAGCCGCTCCAGCTCCATCACCGGGTAAGTGGAGAAGTTGGTCTCAATGCCGATGAGCGCCGTGTTGTAGTGCAGCCCCAAGCAGTAGACCTGCCGTGCGAACACATCCTCGTCGAACTTGCCTCGCAGCACCGCCACCTGCTCTCCGGTTCTGTTGTCCAGCACCTGCGCCACAAAGCTGTCGCTGCCTTCTCCTGCAGTGTCTCCGCCGATGACGTAAGGCACGCCCTTCTCCGGCTTCTTGTAGACCTTGATGCAGCCGTCCCTCGCGTCCTCCCATCGGATGTCCGTCAGCGTCAGCCCGTCATCCGCGTATGTGAAGAGGCCGGTGCACACCGGTTCCTTCAGCTCCTGCAGCCGTCTTCCGATGGCCTTGCCGTTGAATACCGTCTTGCCCGTCACGCCCCACATGCCGAGGCAGTAGACCTGATAGTAATATTCGTCCGTCTCCTGAAAGCTCTCCAGCGTCCGTATGGCTGCCGCATCCAGAAAACGGTTGTCCTTGTAGGTGCTCTCGTGCACCCGCGCTCGTTTGTCCCGCCGGTCAAAAAATCGTTTCTTCAGCCAGTGCTGAATGCTGATCGGGTTGAAGCTCAGGATGATCTGCTGGTACTCCCGCGTCTTTCCGCGCAGTCGGATGTCAAGCTGGTTGAAGTCTCCCTCCAGCAGCTCGCTGGCCTCTTCAATCCAGATGCCCGTGATGTTGTAGATGGATTTCAGCTTCTCAACGTCATCCAGTCCCGCAAAGATGATCTCGCTGCCGTTTTGGAAAGAGATGGTCAGGTCTGATTTGTTGGCCTTGTACCCGCTGTCCGGATAGAACTCCGCCAGCTGTCCCAAAAGCTGCTTGAAGCAGCTCTCTCGCAGCGTCCTCGCTACCTTACGGCACACGAGGAAGCGGTGTCCCGGCTCGTTGACCGCCCGCTCCAGCACCTTCCGTCCCGCGAAGATGGACTTGCCCGAACCGCCGCCGCCTTTCAGCACCAGATACCGGTGTGTGTCAGCGAACAGCGGCAGGAAGGTTTCGTTGTTGGTCTCCCGCAGTCCCTCGTACCACGTTACGATTTCATAGAGCTTGTCGATCTCCTCGCGGCTCATGGCCTTCAGCTCAGAGGCCGTCCACTTCGTCTTCATCGCACTCGCTCTCCCCGTCATCAGCCCTCAGCAGCGCCAACTTCTCATGGTAGGTGGCGGCGTGCTTCATGCTCTCGCGGGTGTCCTTGCCCAGTTCGACCTCCTGCTTCTGCTTCCAGCCGTAGTTGTTCTGCAGGTTGAAGATGATGCCCTGCACGCCCTTCTCCCGTGTCAGCAGCTCCTGCTCCAGATACGCCTCGATTCGGGTTCGCGCCCCTTGGCATATCCCCGCCAGCTCCGGATGCAGCGCAGCGTCCGCGTAGTTCTGCCATGTGCTCCGGTCAATGCCCAAATACAGGCACATGCCCGTCACGCTCGGC